GCCGATGATCCGCTCACGGAACGCCAAGTACATGACCGCATTGTCCGCAGACATGAAGAGGTGCGGATCGGCGTTGTAGTTGCTGGCGCCAGACGGCTTTTGTACAAGCGGGTTTATTGCCGGTGCAACCCACGTCTGCAGGTCATTTGATGCAACCACGCTCGGATTCTCATACTGGCTGTCGCTGCCAGGATAGGGTGTGAAAGCCATCCAGTAACGATATCCGTTCCATCCTCTCTTGAAGTACAGCAAAGATGGATGTACCGGTGCGTTTGCTTGGGATGGGTACGGATTTGGTGGAACGACTTCAATCACATTTGAGTTGATCGGCTGCAACATTAGGTCTGCGGTGCTGACGGATTGCACGTCGCCAATTACGCGATGATCAAGAACATCGCCTGCGTTTCCGTCGCTGAGCCATGACGACCGCTCGATGCCGCGCTCATCCACATAACCGACGATCTGCCCCGCCTCATTGACGAGAAACGGAACGCCTTTGTCGATCCTGTACCCGCTCATGTCATCTCACCCCTATTGCGTCGAGTAGCCGCTGAACATCTGCATCACGTCACCCATGGCCTGCTGATCAACACTGCCGAGGTTACGCGCGGTCTGAGACTGGATATTGGCCTGTTCGGCTTGCGCCGCCTGCTGCTGTGCTTGCGCACGCTGCTGTCGCACCAGCGCGACCTGCTCGCCACCGATGATCAACTTTGGATCAACGCCTAGCATGTCGCTATAGGCTTCGGCCCATTCGTCGGCATCGAACTTGTCCAGCACGTCGGGTTTCATTTGCGCGACCACGCCGAGATTGCCGACAAATCGATCCACGGAATTGGTGCCGACCGCGCGCTGCGCCTGCGCCAGCATCGAGACGTACTCGACGTTCAGATCCATGCCGCGCAGTTCTTCGGGCGGCGGCTTGACGATACCGGACTTGAGCATGCGCGCGAAGGTGATGTCGATCTTCGGGTCCAACATCTCGTTATGCAGCCGCTCAAGAACCGGGCCGAGCATCAACAGCTTCTCTTCGTGCCGCTCGGCGACCTCTGTCGCGGTCATGCGTGCATCGGTCTGATTGGCAAGCATCAGGAACAGATCGGCATAGAACGCCGAGCGCACCCCCTGCCGAACGTCCTGAATGTCAGCTAGCAGATGGCTCAGGTCAATCCGCACCTCGAACTGCGTGCGAATGCCACCCTGCGGAGTGGCCGCATCGTAGTAGCTGATACCGCCCGGCAGCGAATCGACGCCGATGTTGCGCATGCTGGTCGGCGCCTGCAACGGCGGCTTGGTCATGTAGTCGATGCTCTGCGCCTTGCGCAACTGCTCCTGCTGCAATCCCTTGACGGCGCCGAGGGCTTCCATTGCGGGCGACGATCCATAGATGTCGCTGCCGATCACATCCCACCGCGGGCAAATGGCCGGGAACAGTTCGAAGCCGGACTCGCGCAGCACCTTTTCGGAATCGCTGCCGGGCTCGAAATAGCATGAGCGAAACGGCATGTTGCGGCTGTCCTTGCGGCGGATGTCACGGTCAGTGCGCGGCTCGATCAGGTGCACGACATCGACCCACGCATCCACCTTGCCGTCATCCCACAGCCGCTGCACGGTCAGCGAACAGGCGTCCTTGCCGAACTGCGCCACCATGTTTCCCACGGTCATTTGGAGTTCCCGGCCGAGCGCCGAGACGTTGCCACGGAAGTCGGTCGCAATCGCATACTCGCCGACCGTCTGCGGGTAGTGGCGAATCACATCCTCGAAATCCTCGACAACCAGACTGGTTGCGGTGCCGAACGCGCCGAGTTCCTTGTACATCGAATGCAGCGCGCGGTAGGTGTTCGAGCGCATGAACACGTCGCGCATGAGCCGCGTCTGCTCCTCGAGCCAGATTTTCACCGGGCCGTAGCGGTTCAGATCCTGATCCGGCGTGGCGAGCTTGAACCACGGCCGCGCCGGACTGGTCATGCCGGACATCATGCCGGCCGACAGGATTTCCAGCGAGCGCGTACCGGTCGAGTCGTAGATGTTGTTGTGCTTCTTGTCGCCGCGATTGCGGTCCTGCGTGAAGAAGCGCCCGGAGCGCGGCAACAGGAACTGCGCAATCTCGCGCCAGTGCGAGTCGAACGAGGCGCGCTCCTGCTTGAGCGCCGCCCATCGTTGCAGGTACAGCCGGCGCAGATCGGTCGTGCTGGTATCGGCCATCGTCACGCGCCCAACAGAGTCGAGCGCCCGAGCAGCAGCGTCAGTGGGTCGATGCCGCCTGCCCCGGTCAGCATGGTGCCAGCCTGCCCCTGCGCGCCGCTGCGGCGATTGCTGTCGAGGATCGACGCGAAATCAGGCTGGCGCTGGTTGTTCCGGCGCAGCGCCTCCTCTTGCAATCGCAAATTGGCCTGCTGCTGCGCCAACTGTTGCGCCTGCACCTGCTGTTGGTACGCCGCCATCGCCTGCGTCTGGCGCAACTGCTCGGCATAGGCTGCCTGTTGCGCCTTGAGTTGCGCCTCCTGCGCGGCCTGTTGCTGCAACTGGGCCTGCTGTGCGACGCGAAGCTGCTCCTGCAACGCGGTCTGCTGCTGGCGCAACTGCTCCTCAGCTACGCGCTCCTGATTGGCTGCCGCGTCCTTGGCGTTGGCCGATGCGTTCGCACCTTGCACCAGAGAGCCGACGGTTTGGCCGATGGACAGCACGTCTTTGACGGGTTTGACGGTCTGGTACAGATCGCGGAGCGTATCAACCGCGCTTTTCGGAGAACCAGCATTGACATGGGCGCCAGCAGCAGCGCCAGACAGCCCATCAAGGAATGCTGCTTCGGCTGCAGTCTCGGCAAGAATCGCGGGGTTCGCCGCGCCAATCGCGGTTGGTACTGAAGCGCCACCGGGAACAATTGAGCCAACAGAATTCCCGGCAACCCGCCCAGCCACATTGCCCCCGCCACCGCCGCCCGCAACAGCGCCGCCCGCCCCGCCAGTCGTGCCACCAGCGCCGCCGGCAGGCAGGAATCCGCTGCCAGATGTCGCCGCGCTGAACATTTGCCCCGCGCCCATGCCGGCCGCAGCCAGAATCAGCGCCGGTACGAGGCGGTCCATGAACGTGGCCTTGGGCGAAAGCCCGAACTTCTGCACGACGGACGGATCGACCGTCAGGCCCAGCTTGTCATCAAACGTGGCCGAGCCAAGCACCGCTTCACGCGCGCCGGGTTTCCAGAGTTTCCGGTCGTTGAAGTCGGTGTTGATGTCGAACGGCTGCCGTGCGTTACCCGCATTGTTCGCATCCCACAGAGCCTGCCCCTGAAACGTCGATCCGATGTCGCGCGTGAACTGGTTGCCGGTCTTCTGGCCGTCGAATCCGGACAGCACGCCGAGTCCGGCGTCATCGCCGCCCATGTCGATGGCCAGGCCCGAGGCCCGCGACGCAGACGGAGTGATGGACCGCAGTGCTAGCGCCTCATTGGCGAGAGCCGCAGCCCTGACGTTGGCAGGCAGGTATTGTAGGATTGAGTCGAGCGCAGACGCCATGGCAATAGCCCGATCGGATTGATTCCGATCGGATTGTCTAGGCGAGGCGCGGCGTTATGTGCCCTGCAAATCGGCGAAAGGGTCGTACTCGCGGCGCTGGCCGGGACGACCGCGCAGAACGGCGTCTGCCCGCTTGACAACGGGGAACGCGAACGAAAGCGCCAACGCGTCGCCACGGTTTGGTGATGTCAGGCCGCGCCGCTTCATGTCGGCCTTGGACTCTATCTGTATTTTCCCGTCCAGCCTCGCCACGGTTTCCGGTCCGATCAGATCGTCATACAGCACTTGGTCTTTTGGTATCGCCCCGCCTGCCTTGAGCCAGTCGCGCATCAACTTCCACATTTCGGCGCGCTTGTTGAGACAGCCCCTATCCGTAGACTCGCCAGCGAACCAGACCAGTTGCCACGTACGCCCCATTGTCGTTCCGGCCGAGACGATCCCTGTGCCATAGCCGGCATCGACGAAAACAGCATCGGCCTCGTGGGAATCCTCGAGATTGGCAAGTAGCGTAGCTACTGTCACGTCGTTATCGTTTTTCGGTATCGTGCGCAGCACCTGAAACAGAAGCCCTTGCCGCAGCCCGATCACCAGTTCGTCATCACCTTCCCAAGCAGGATCGAGAGTAAGTATCTTCGGCGCAAAATCGACCTGCTCTTTTCGCAACGACCTACCGAACGCGGCATCCACGTCGGCGACGCTGATGAACTGCTTCGCAGACATAGCCGGAAACATGCCGCGGACACGCACTTTCACAAAGTCGGAGTCCTCGCCGTAATCATTGACCCACGCAGCCATCTGCTCTTTGTTTGTCCCCTCGACCGAACGGCTGTCGATCTGCCGGACGTGCCAGCGGTGCTTGAATCGCCGGAAGCACTCGCGGAACCGCCCGGTGTTGCGCGTCGGGTTGCCGAATGCGATCCAGATGATCTCGGTATCCTCGTCTGTCAGCGCTCCCTCGGCGACCTCCCACACCTTGTCGGCGATGGCGGAGGCCTCATCGAACACGAGCACGATGCGCTTGCCCTTGTTGTGCAGGCCGGCGAACGCCTCGGTATTGTTCTCGCTCCAAGGGACGAAGTCGACGCGCCAAGTCTTCGCGTGGTCCTTGGCGCGTGCCGATATACTCGTCGCCTGTACATCAAACCAGTATCCGGTGATCGACAGGCGTTGCCACTTACCGACCTCGGGGCTGGTCTTGGTGCGCAACTGCGTGTCGGTGTTGGCCGTGATGACGACGCGCGCATCCTCGCACGTCGAGAGCGCCCAGTTCGCAATCATTCCGATCAGCGATGATTTCCCGATCCCGTGGCCTGACGCGACCGAGACCATGCACGGCTGATGACGCGTCGCCGGATTGCTCATGTGATCGCGTATATAGGCC